GAGCAGATAAGAAGCTGGGCGCAAAAACTCGCGGAGCGTGAAGCAGAAAAAACACCAATAGGCAAAAAGAAAGTTAAGCTATTACAATTAAAAGAAGATGCTATTTCAGATGTAATGGAAAGCGGGATGCCAGCTGAATTAATTGAAAAATTAGGACAGCGGTTGAAAGTGATAGGAATTGCCTGGAATAACAACGTTAAACAAATTGGAAGTAATTTGAATTAACGCTTGACTAATGTTATGGGATTTGGTATAAAATCCCATAACATAGAAAGGATAAATATATGATTGATAATATAAAAATGGGTCAAAAGTTTATTATAACTTATAGACCTAACACACATAACGGCGTGGCTAGACCAAAATTAAAAAATGGTAAAGACACTCGACAAATAACTAGACGTGCTCAATGGAATGATAAGTGCATTATCAAAAGGGATCAGGATAATAATATAAGATACATAACTTATTATGACTTAGACCAACAGGGTTATAGATGCGCGGTTGGTAAAGTATGGATAACAAGCGAGATAGCATAATGGCTGAGTGTAAGAAATACTTTAGACAGAAAAAAGGTGCCTGGATTTATATTTGGGATAATGAAACCAGGCGTAATAAAAAAGTATGTTTGCAAGATTTATTGGACAGAATAAATCACACATTAAGAAATGAAAATAAACTTTACTTTGCAACAATTTATGAAAGGGATATTTATAAGCAAAAGGTGATATAGCAATCCTGTTATAACGTTAAATCGTTAGCTAAAATACTAGATCTAGGGTATGGGATTTTCCCATACCCTATGCAATAACTACATAGCTCGAGAACTCTGGGCCCACCCACCCCGAGGGGTCCCAAACAATCTCAGGTTGTGCTTGCAAACTATGGGCCCACCCACCCCAAAACAGATAGGGGTCCCAAGACATATACCTATACAGTTTGTTTTAGACATAAATCTGTGGTAAATTTGAAATGAGGAGAAAACAGAATGCAAAAAAATTCTGCAAAAAATTTTATGAAACCGAAATACCTTGAAAAGGATTTTACCCGTACATTAACATTTGAGAGACAAAAAGAATACGCCGCGCTCCACGCCACACTAAAGAAGAAACTAAAACAAGAAAAAATTAAAAACGATTTTATGTCGTTTGTAAAAGAAATGTGGCCAGAGTTTATTGAAGGTAGACATCACACAGAGATCGCCAAAAAATTTAACGACATAGCTAAAGGTAAAATTAAAAGACTAATTATTAATATGCCACCGCGGCACACGAAAAGTGAATTTAGCTCTTTTTTACTTCCAGCGTGGATGGTGGGACGTAAACCAGATTTAAAAATTATTCAAACCAGTAATACAACAGAACTCGCGCTACGTTTTGGTCGTAAGGCTAAGACGTTAATTGATTCACCTGAGTATCAAAAAATATTTAACACAAGGCTCAGAGAGGACTCACAAGCTGCGGGTAAATGGGAAACCGAGCAAGGAGGTGAGTACTATGCAGCCGGTGTGGGTTCTGCGATAACTGGTAGAGGTGCAGATCTATTAATTATTGATGACCCACATTCGGAACAAGATGCGATGAATCCAGAAGCGCTGGAGCGTGCATATGAATGGTATACATCTGGTCCTCGTCAGCGTTTACAGCCCGGTGGATCGATAATCGTGGTTATGACTCGGTGGAGTTTAAAAGACTTAACCGGAGCGTTAATGAACGCACAAAAAAATTTAAAAGCAGATCAGTGGCACGTGGTTGAGTTTCCAGCTATCATGCCATCAGGTAAACCTATCTGGCCTCAATATTGGAAGAAGGATGAACTTGAAGGGGTAAAAGCTAGTTTAAGTATTGGTAAATGGAATGCACAGTGGATGCAAAATCCAACATCAGAAGAAGGTAGTATCATTAAAAGAGATTGGTGGAGAGTTTGGGAAAAGCCCTCGATACCACCTTTACAGCATATCATACAAAGCTATGACACAGCATTTAGTAAAAAGGAAACAGCTGATTATAGTGCAATAACAACATGGGGAGTTTTTTATCCAGATGAAGATTCACCTGCTAATTTAATATTATTAGATGCACACAAAGAAAGATTAGAATTTCCTGAACTTCGTAAAGAAGCTTTAGAACAATACAAATATTGGAATCCTGATACAGTAATTATTGAGGCAAAAGCAAGTGGTCAGCCATTAACTTATGAGTTGAGAAAAATTGGTATTCCTGTTATAAATTTCACACCTAGTAAAGGACAAGATAAATACTCTAGGGTAAACGCTGTCGCTCCGATGTTTGAGTCGGGGATGATTTGGGCGCCTGACGAAGAATTCGCAGATGAGGTAATAGAAGAGTGTGCATCATTTCCGTATGGAGATCATGACGATTTGGTGGACAGTACAACACAAGCGTTAATGCGTTTTAGACAGGCAGGTTTTGTAAACTTACCTGATGACTATCAAGAAGACCCATTACCGCGAATTGATAAGGAATACTATTGATGGCATCAGAAGAATATACAGAATCAGAAATGGCTAAAATCGTTAAGCGTCTTATGGACGAAGAAGGGTTTGAGTTTGGTGAAGCTGTAAGAGAAGCCATGGAGCAAACTAAAAATTTTGAATCAAAAGCGGACGGCGGAGCAATTGGTATAGAAGTTTTATTTAAACCTAAAAGACAAAATTTATTTATGGGAGGACCGGCATTGACTGGAGCCCCTTTAGCTATTTACAATTCTATGAAAGCATATGATGCTTTTACAGATCAAGAGATAGCAAACGCCATCAAACAAGCAGGATATGATTTACCAACTGAAACTGTATCCACTTCTGTTGTTCCAAGTGTTCCAGTTCCTACGGCTCAAGCAAATGTTGGAGGAGATGGTGGAGATGGAATATATAATACCAGGGCTACTAATTTTGTGCCAACAGGTGAAGGCTATACACCAGCAATGTTTCAAAATATAAAAAATAAATTTTCTTCAGGCATTCAATCACTACTCAATAATCCAGTAACTAATTTAATTGGTGCTGCATTAAATCCTGTGGTTGGTGTTGGAAAAATGGCTCTTGAAGGAATTGGTAGTTTAATACCACCAAACAAAAGAGCTGCTGTAGAAGCTGCAGCCAAAAATGTAGGAATTCAAGTTGATGACATAGGGAGAATAGTAACTAATGATCGTAGTACTCCTGAAGGTATAATGGCTGGATATAATTTAAATAAATTAACTGATAAATCTTTTAAAGATAGAATAGACACTATTTCAGGAACACTACAAGGAAAATATGGTCTTACCGAGGATGAAGTAACGGCAGTAATTGAGGGCACTTACAAAGGCAAAAAAGGAATTAATCCAGTAACAGGAAAAGTTACTAATTTATTTCAAGACATTAGAAACATTAAAAAATCTCAAAAAATAATTGGTGATGCTCAAAAGGCAGGATTAAAAACTTTAGAGGATGAAAGATTAGCAGCTATAGAAAAAGCTAAACAAGAGAGAATCGCAAAAGCTAAAATTGCAGAAGCTGAAAAAGCCGAAAGAGATAGAAAAGCTAAACAAAAAGCAATTGAAACGAAAGCTAAAAAAGAAAGAGATATGCAACAAAAAATTAAAGATGCTATAAGACAAAAAGATCTACAAAATATGAGAGGTGGAGTAGGAAGAAACGGAGGCGGTGGTCCACAGACAGGAACAGGAAGAGGAGCAACAAGTGCCACTAGCAGAGACTTAGGAAATTTAGGATTTAGTGATATTAGATTAAAAGAAAATGTAGAGTTAATTGGTAAGTCACCATCTAACATAAACATCTATAAATTTAACTACAAAAACAATCCAACAACTTATCAAGGAGCGATGGCTCATGAAGTGCCTTGGGCATCAGTTAAACATTCTAATGGTTATATGATGATAGATTATGACAAAATAGATGTTGAGTTTAGACTCTATGATGCTCACTAGGAGGCGATAGTGGCTACTGAACCAAGAGTTACACCAATAGCGGGGAGATATGCTAATAAACCCGGAAAGTTTCTTGTAAGAAGTGTAATGGCTGTTAGAGAATTATCTGACGCTGAATTAGAAACAATCCCTGGATTCGTTAGAAAAACAACTGAAGGTATTGTGTTTGACAATAAATCAAACGCTAAAAAATTTGTTAAAAGTGATCTTTTAAAAAATGTAAAAGCCGCTGCTATAAAATCTAGAGCAGATGCTAGTGGTATAGCCAGACAAAAGAAAAGTGCCAATCCACAATTATTTAATAAAATAATTCAATTAGCTGAAGAAGGAAAAACTTCAGTTGCAAAAATAGGTACAAATCCAGAAGTTATTAAACTAAATAAGGGAAGACCTATAACTTATACAAATATAAAAAACATCATTACTCGTGAAAAAGGAAAAAACTTTTTTAATAAAGTGGCTGAAACAAAACAATATCGTCAATCTCCTTTAATGGCAGACATTAATAAAAATTTAAAAAATATTATGAAAGATTACTATGCAGGAATAGGTACACAAAAATTAACAAAAAAATATTTACCTGATTCAACCGCTGCACAAAGTAATCAATCTTCAACAATTTTAGAAAATGTTGTAAAAAAAAATATTGATCCTAAAAAATTAGCTAATCGACCTGCAGCTATAGGAGCTAATCAATTTGGCACTAGAAAAGAACAAATAAAAGTTTTAAAAAATTTTCAAAACTATCTTTCTAAAAATACGAAAAAATTTACAAGTAAAGCAATAGCGGAGTCTAATTTAAAAGATTTATTTAAAGGTTCAGATTCTGGCACAATCGGTAACTTCGTAGCTAGAACAAATATTTTAAGAAAAGCCTATAACTCTAAAACTTTACCAGAGGGATTTAAAGTAAATCAAAAAGTAAAAGATTTAATACAAAATTTACCAGCACAAGATTTTGTAGAGTCAGAACTAAGAGCTTTAGGTTTTTCTGAAAAAACAATTAAAAGTATGAATCAAGTAGAAACAGCTGTTCAAAAAATGACAAATGCTTCTACGCAATTAGAGCACGCTTTACCAAGATCCATAATTAGAGCTTTAGATTTACCAAAAAAATATTATTTAACAGCAGAGAGAACAACTAACTTTTTAAATAAATTTAAAATGCAGTTTGATGCACAAATGAAAAATGCTGCGATGACTTATGCTGAAAGTAATCAAACACCTTCTGATTATAAAAAATATATTAGTAAAGTTGATAAAATTAGAAACAAAGTTAGAAAACTAACAGGCGGTTATGAGATAGGTTACGTAGACTTTGATAAAGCAGGAAATGCCATACCAATTACTAGTCAAGATTCTATTTTAAGAAAAGGAGATGCTGAAAGCATAAAAGCAAAAGGTATAGAAAATTTTAAAAAGAATCTTCAATATCATAATAATTTATTTAAAAACTTTAGTAAAAATCCAGAGTCTGCAGATTTTTTTACCTTAAGAGAAGAAATATCCGAGTCTCCTCGTCCATTTGTAGAAGAGTTTATTCAAAAAGTAAAATCAATTCCCGGTGGATGTCGAGCTGTTGTAACAGCTGCTTTAGGTGGACCAATTGATAAATGTGAAGCAATAATAAAAGCAGATCCAAAAGCTGCGGCTATAAAATTAAACAATACGATCACCGCAACTAAAGGACCATTAAAAGAATTAAAAGAAGAATCTATAAAACTTTCAAACTTTATTGATAGTGGACAAATAACAACCGCTGACAAATTACCAAGACCTGATGATGCAGTTCTTAAAGATACATTTAAAGAAACAAATTTAAGATGGAACAATGACATAGGTGCATTTATAACTGGAAATGAAGATGACATCGCATCACAATCCGATATTAAAAAATATGCAGCTGATAATCCAATGGAAGTTAAAGTTGGCGAAGAACCATTAAAAGCTGCAACTAACAAAAGTGTTTTAGCTAATGTTGGTAAAGCAATGGCAAGAGTTGGAGCACCATTACCTGTTGCTGCAATAGACTCATACTTTATAGGTCAACAAGTTAAAGAAGGTAAAGGCACAGCAGAGATTGCAAGTAATCCACTAAACTGGTTAGGACTTGCAACTATGGAACCATTAGCCAAAGCTAGTGGAATAGCAGAGGGCGGTGGTTTAAACAAGGCGTTGCGATTAGGATTGAATCCTGCTACAATTAGAGGTATAACACGATTTGCAGGTTTACCGGGACTTGCAGTAAGTACAGCT